TGAACGTTATGGTGTTCAGCACCCAACACAACACAGAACTACACAAGAAAAGAAAAGAAAAACAAACATAGAAAAATACGGCGCTGAGTTCCCGTTTGCTTGGGGATCACAAAAGTTCAAAAATACATTAAATGAAAAATACTCGGTGAAAAATACTAGAGAAATTCCAGGTGTTCACGAAAAAATTATATAAACAAATCAACAAAAAACTATAAATTTACCACCTAGGAAAATTGAAGTTCTTGAAAAAGAATTTGATGTTAAAAATTTAACGGATATTAGTAATTTAGATATTGGCACAAGACTCTATGACATTGAATTGAAGTGGTTGCATTCATGTGGAACAAAATATAAATCAAATATCTCAGAAAGAGGAATCAATCGATGTCCAAAGTGCAAAGCTGGTTCATCTAAAGCTGAAAAAGAAATTGCCGATTGGCTACAATCGCTGGGTGTTGAAATAATTCGAAGAGATAGAACTTTAGGAATTGAACTTGACATTTTTATTCCTAGCGCTAAAACAGGTATTGAGTTCGATGGTACATACTGGCATTCTTCTAAATTTGTGAATAAAGCCAATGCTGTTAAAAAATTAAAGGTATGCGAAAATCATGATATTCGGCTTTTTACAATTCAAGAACATTTATGGGTACGGCACCAAGAAAAAATTAAAAACAAAATAAAACATGCTGTGCTTCCAGTACAAGAAATTAATAAAAATGAATTTACGGTACAGGAAATAGATGTTCAAACAGGAAATAATTTTTTAGGAGCCAATCATATAGATGGGAAATGTAATGCAAAAACTGTTTTTGCAATTGTTCATAATTCCGAAATAGTTTCTGTTATGGCATTCGTTGCAAGTAAAAAATTTGCTGAATGGGAATTATTAAGATTTGAAACCAAGCCCAATATTAATTCTGCGCATGCTGGTGAAATGCTCTTAACGGCATTTAAGATGCAATACTCGAGCAGTATTGTTGTTTATTCAGATAGGCACTGGACTGAGGAAAAATTGTACAAGGCTCTTGGTTTTAAATTCTTAAAGAATAAGCCAGTATCGTGTGCGTGGGTTCGGCCAGGAATTTCTTTTGCTGAAAAAGAAACTAAAAATAAAAATTTTAAATCAGTACTTCTTCAGCATGGATTTAGTTTTAATCCAGATTTAAATATCTGTGCTATCATGCACGGTTTAAAATTTACCAAAGTTTATGACAAAGGCTGTTCCATTTTTGTCATGGAATGATTTATTTTTTAATAGCTGTCTTTTTCATCAATGCTTGTTTTTCTCTTTGTTTTGAAGTTTATCCATAGTTTCAGAATAAACTGCTTGATTCATTGCTTTTTCATTTAACTGTACTAGATTAGATAATTTCATTTTTATATCCCAGAATTAAAAGGGACCCATTCAACACCATTGTATCGCATTGGCTTATTCAGAGCAGAACGCCACCATGTATCATTTTCATTCGGATTAGCCGGTACTGAATCACCATGAAATGTACATTCTGATTCAGTTGGTTCAATCTGCGTTCTGGTATCAAATTCAAGTTTTGCAATAGGTGTTCCGAATGGAGTTATTTCACCATTTTCATCAACTTCATTAATACCCATTGATTCAGCTGTGCCAATTTGAATAATAATTTTTCGAACTAAATCATCTTTAACACCCATTGGCATAGATATAAAGATTGGCATTTCAAATGTCAATGCCCAAACAATTATTCGCTTATCAGCGCCAGATGGATAATTCTCTTCATTTGATATGCTAGTCAATTCAACTTTTGTTATTTTCGTCCAGTCAAATGGTGCGTCACTTTTTTGTATTTGAATATCCGGATTAAAAAGAACTAGTATCTGCTCAAGGATTTGATCTCGCTGTTGTGTATTAGAGGCATATATAGATAGTTCCATTGTTACATCATAAGGAACGGGCATTACTCGTTTTACAACAGTTAAATCATCAGGAAAAACACCACCCACTTTCATCGTGACTCGCTGATCTACATAAGCCTGTACTTTTCTACGTTGAGGCGCAAGTTCAATACCTTGCAAGTTCACAGCCATTAAAGGTACAGCAAAAGATTTATTCTGTGTATTTCCATTCATTATCGCTGCAACAACACGGTCTTTATTTCCTACTACACATGGCACAGAAATGAACTGTTCTTCGTCGCATTCGCCTCTCCCAGTTTTAACAACTAGCCCAGAAAATATAGAGCAGAACTGAAGAATGTAAGATCTAATTTGTCCATCGTAATAATAAGTATTAATCATTTCATGTCTCTTTCATACTGTTTAATAGCTTCAAGTAGATCATCAATAGTAATATCACATCGTCTAGATTTAATTAAATTTTCACGCCATGGTTTCATTTCTAAATTACAAATATGGCCAATAATTTCTGGTGGAATATTATGAATGAAGCCAGCGTGAACAGAAAATTTATGATCAATATGAAATGCTCCCTGTACTCCACCTGGTCCTCGCAAATCATAATTATTAAGTACTGTTAAATCAAATTTTCGAGTTGCGGCTCGGTGAGCTAATTCATATTGTCTGTGAGCAGATTGTTGTTCCACGGGTATCCAACAACCATTTTTTTCATTACTTTCTCGAACTTTTGACACCGCTTTTCGTGAAGCTTTTTCATATCCACTAAGACCGGTTTCATCAATAAGCAAGTTAGCAGCACGAATCTTTGCGGCTGTTCTCATCATTAATGTTTGTCCGTCAATAATAGTGTTTCGTTTAATTACAGCTGTTTTTAACGCGGCTTTGCGGGCAACTTTTGCAAATTCGGGGGCCGATTTTGTTACCTGCATTTTTGAGAGCCGCAGATAATTCGAACATTCTTTTTTATTTCCGCAAGTATCATGCCATCTTCTACGATTAATATGTTTAATAGCATCTTTTCCACAAACTAAACATTTGGGAATACTACCATCTTTATTACGTGGTCTCCGGTTTTGATTAGACATTTTTACTAGTAAGGGATTTTGTTTCTGGTGAATTCAGAATTACTTGTTGCGATGGTTTATGTGATGAATTAACACCACGACGATCTGTTTCTACATATATCCATTTATTTTTAATTCCATTGAATTTATATAATCTAGCTGGTATATTCAGAGCCGGATCATAATTCAATCTGAAATAATCACCATCTGTACCAGATGATACGTCTGGTAATTTAAATCCTTCAGTATACGCAATTCCGTCTGGTGGTAAACCGTCCTCAACATATAAATCTATTCCATCATAAGAACCTGGAACCTTGAATCGATTTGTGCCGGATTGAACTTCTCGAATATTTGTACCCTTTTCAGGTACTGCTAATGAAGCTTCAGCTGATATATTCTCAGCAGCTGTTAGAATTGCAGTAGATATTTGTTCAACGCCCGTACCAAATACTTCATCTAATGTTGTGTATTTTTGAGTATCAACAGTACCAACAATATCTCTATTTTCTTGGCTTGGAATTAAATGAGTTCCCTGGAATTTATATATTATTGGGCGATACGAAGTACTATAACCTTCAGCATCCCATGAAGCATCAATTACTTCTAGAAATTTTCGAATTGGTTTTAAATTATGGTCGTACTGTACTTCGTTTGGTAATTCTATAATATCACCAATAACAATTGGTCTGCCTAATGCTTTAACCATCGTTGAAAAAACTGTATTGAAAATATACGTATCAGCAACAGAAAATCCAAACTTTGATAAATCTGAAATTGAATTCACTGGGGTATAAGATACTTTGAATTGCACGGATGCTTTAGCATAATCACGATCTCTGTTTTCTAAGTACAGTTCATCTTGAATATTATCAATACTCGTTCCGCTATAGTCAAATAATTCAAGCTTTTGAACTTCCCAGGCAGAATTCAATAAAACGCCACTGAATTGCGTCGGGACAATACGCCAGTACCTGGCTGCACTGGATTGTTTTAATTGCAACGTGGTTGATCCTGGTGAGTCTGGGATATTGACAATATCAACACGATACCAATCTAATTCCACCGGCACAGAGAATAAATCATTAGCTTCAAATGCTGTTGTTCCTTGTAGTACTGCAAAAGAGCCACGCATTGAATTAAATCTTGTGCCTGTTCTGCCAGTGCCTAAAAATTCCGTACCGTTAGAAATGAACATTACAGTGAATTCTGCGCCGGAATTAAAAACAAGCATGAACATACCAGGGATGGAATCAGCCCCCGCTGTGAAAGCAGCAATACTTCCGTTGCCAACACCAGTAGATTGAACTTTTAAAGGATCTACTTTGTATCCACCTGTTGAACGTTCCACCCTAATTTGCGTCGCTCGTGCACCGACAGTTGGTTGAGTTATTTTTATAGAAGTTATATGTTGAGCATTCGGCGCACCTGGGGCATTTTGCTCTTGTCCGTACGAGGTTTTTACAGTTCCAAAATCATAACCAATCCACGAAGGCGTAGTTAAAACATCAATACCTGTTTCATTGGAAGTCCATATAGATGAAGATGCTTCAAAAACAACATCAGAATTATTAAGGGCAGTGCCTGAACCTGCTAAATCTATGAGTCTGCCCTGCTCGTGTACACCCAATAATTTAAAAACATTTATTGGTGCCCCTGAAATATTCAAATTTTCGGCTGCGTACTGTTCTTGAAGTTTGTCCGTGTAAGCACTTAGATCATTCGTGCCGACACATAAATCTGGGAGTACGTACGGCTTTGGTGCTGTACTAGTGCCATTCGAACCTGGATTCGACGGATCATTAATTGAGCCGGAGCCAGCGGGGCAGTTAGTTATTGGATTTGGCATGAATTATCCGATTAAAAATGAAACTGAACCATGCTCAGCGTTTTGATATTCATAATTTAATAAAGCTTCTTTCAATTCTGCAAAATCAGTTCTTGC